CGGGGTTTTCCTCGCCCCACTCGCGGGCCTTCTCCTCCACCCACTCCCGGCCCACCAGCGCCGCGGACATCTCGTGCGGCACGTCCTCCCCGGTCAGGTTCGGGGAGTCGAACGCGCTGATCGCCATCTGATGCCAGCCCGACCCGGGCGTGCACACCCGCCTGAAGTGCGACGCGGGGTTGTCCGGGTTGCCGATCGCGACGATCCGGCAGTCCGGGCCGGTCGCAAGCGCGTCGGCCGCGGTCCACAGCTGCTCGGGGATGCCGCACGCCTCGTCCAACACGACCAAGACATAGCGGGCGTGGATGCCCTGGAAACCGTCCGTGTCGGTGTCCGCGGGCTTCCGCCCGTAGCCGACGAGTTCGTCGTCGATGAGCCACTCGGTCTGGTTGACCCGGCCCGCGAGCTGCCCGGCCCTGTGGTGCTTGCGGATGTACCGCCACAGGATCGCCCGCACCTGCGAGAACGTCGGCGCGGTGGACACCACGAAGGCTTCACCGGGCGGATGCGTGTCGAGCCACCAGCACGCGATGAGCGCGGCCGTCCACGACTTCCCCACACCGTGCCCGGAGCGGACGGCGACACGGCGGTGGTCGCGGACCGCGTTGAGGATCTCCCGCTGTTTCGACCACACCGTCTGATTGAGGCGTTCCTCCACCCAGCGGACCGGGTGCGCCCCGTACTTCGCGGTCCGGCCGGCGAGGGCGTTGCGGTCGACGAGAGTCTGAAGCTGATCGCGGAGCATCTTCAACTGGCGGGTGTCGCCCGCGCGCACGAGCTGGCCGACTTGGGAGCGGATCCGCTCGATGTCAGCTGCTGGCGTCGTCACTGGCGGTGCCGCGGTCGAGGAGGGCGCTGATCTCGTCGCCGAGCTGCTGCGCGTCGACGCTCACACGGGACGGCGCGTCGAGGCCGAGGAGCTTGCGGTACGACTCGCGGACCTTGACGAGGCGGTCGATCGCGGCGAGTTTCACTCCGTCGTCGAGGAGGGGGTTCCCGTCGTCGTCCTTGATGACCTTGCCGTGGGACACGGTGACGTGGTCGCGCAGGAGGACTTCGAGGGCTTCCTCGTACAGGGTGTCGAGGCGCTCCGCTTCGTGAGCAATCAGCTTCTCGGCGGGCCCGCGGACGATTTCGCGGAGGACGCCGCGGATGGCCTTGCGTGCGGTGCTCTTGTCGTAGTACCCGAGCTCCTCGGCGATCGCGGTAAGGGTCCAGCCTTCGGCGCGGAGTGCGGCTGCGCGGGCGTCGCGGGCTGCGCTCTCGGCGGTGCGGGTGAAGCGGTTCATCCCGTCGCGGGCCCTGGCTTGACCGTTGCCGGTGGTGTGGCCGGCGGGCTGCTGGGGCTCGGGCTCGGCCGGTACGGGTGGCTCGTTACCGGTATCCATGGTCTGATGGTAACGAGGGTGTGCAACTGGTGGACGGTGGTGCGCACGCGAGAGGGCCCGATTCCCGGGGCGGTGGCGAGACCGGGGATCGGGCCCTCTGCTGTGCGGTGGGTCAGTTGTCGATGCGGAGCGGGACGCTGCTCCACGGGACCGAGGGCAGACCGAGGTCGACGGCCGCGGCGATGCGGTGGTGGCCTTCCAGCAGCTCCCCGTAGGTGCCGCTGTAGTCGATGACGACCGGGACCGTAATCCCGTCGCGGCGGATCTCCTCCAGCAGCTGCGGGTAGTGCGGGGACTGCCGCTTGTGGTCCAGGACGTCAGCCACGTCGGTGCCGTCCTCGGGCTCGGCGTCCGGGGACATGAGGGCGAGGGCTTCAGTGACGGAGATGATGCCGATCACGGCGGGTTCCTTCGGGTTCAGGCGGCGAGGCTGGCGGCGAGGATCTGGATGCGGGCGGCCGGCGCGAGGAGCGCGGCGTTCGGGGCGGCGACGGTCACGCGGATCGGCGCTCGCGGTTGCGTCGGGCACGGTCCCGGTCGCAGGCCCGGCAATGCCGCCGCCCGTTCCGGTGCTGCGTGTTGGCCTCGTCGTACGGGTGCCCTTGCGGGCAATGAGTCTTGGCCCGCAACCACGAGCCCGACGTCTGGGGCCCAAGACCACGGCGAACGTTGACTGTGCGGGTCACGGGGTCGAGGTGCCACGGGTTCCAGCACAGACGGACGCGACACAGGTGATCAGGTTCGAGGTCGTCAGGGATGGGGCCGATCAGGATCAGGTACGCGGCGCGGTGGTTCAGGACTGGCCTCCATCCGCCGTCCTGGTGCTTGACGTTGAGGACGCCATACCCGCCTCGGTTGGGCGGCCCCTGCCAGACCCAGCATGGAAGGTTGAGGTCAGGAGCGGGGCACGGGGTTTCTTCGGACCGAGCTGCGAGGCGCTCCAGGATCCGGGTCTGGTTCGTCTGCTGCGCCCTGAAGTTGGTTTAGGCGACCTCCAGGCTGGTGACGGTAAGCAGGTGGCGGGTGCCCTTGTAGGAGCGGAGGCCGGCGTAGAGGGCTTCGTCGATGGGGCCGTAGACGTGAACGTGGATCCACTTGCCGGTGGTGCGGTGCCGCGCCCACACCTTGAGGGCGTCGCGGCCGGTGGCGGCGCGGTACGCCTTGGCGACGTGCCGACCGAACCAGGACTTCTTGCCGTCGGGGAGGTCGCTGCCGCCGGTGCGGTCGAGGAAGTCACCGGTGCGGATGAGCTGGCCGGTCTCGACGAGGGCGCCGATGACGCCGGAGAGGGTGCGGTAGCCGAGGGCCTTGGTGGTGGCAGCGGAGGCGCGGAGGCCGTTGCGGCGGGTGCGGGTTTTGGCGTTCATCGGGTCCCCCTACGGTGTTGCGCTTTCCTGTTGCGATACACGCTAGCGGTTCACCTCTATGTTGCGCAAGGGGATTGCGCTACTGTGTTTCGCATGGACCCGATGACCAAGCTCGACCAAGTCACAACGCGCTACCGAGAGACCGAGGCAGAGCACAAGGACGCCCGGAGCGAGGCCGTGATCGCGGTCGTTGACGCCCTACGCGCGGGCAAGTCGCCCACCGAAGTCACCCAGCGATCGCCCTTCACTGCCGCCTACGTCCGGCAGATCGCACGGAAGAACGGCATCGAGCCGGCCAAGCCGGGGCCGAAGAAGGGGGCAACCGCATCAGCAGTGCGGCACGAGAGTTCGAGCGAGGAGAAGAACGCATGAGCGAGCAGCCCGACCCCATCACGCCCGAAGAGCAGATCGACAACCTCAAGCAGCGGATGCAGCAGCTGGAGGACACCGTCTCCTACCTGTCCAGCACGCTCGCCATGCACGGGATCCTCAACGAGACCGAGGCGTCCGTTGCGAGGAAGATGCGGCGTGACGGGCAAGAGATCCTCGCGGAGGAGCAGCGCCGTCTTCGCTGGAGTTGGCGTATCCGGGAGGCGAACAAGGAGCGCTACCTCAGCGCGGCTCCGGAGCGCCCGGTGGGCAGCGAGGAGAAGACCGCATGAGCGTGGAAATCGAGCTCGTCGGCGGCCCGGCCGACGGACGGCACCTCGCGATCCAGGGCGACCCCATGGACCCGCCGCTCACGCACAAGGTGTTCCAGGCCCGCTCGGGAAACGTGTGGGCCACTGGACGACAGGACCAGTCGGCTAGCGCGGGGATGACGCTGCACCTCTACCGGCGAGAGGCGAACCGAGGCGAGGACGGCCCGCTGTGGCTGTACCGCCACGACCCGAGCGCGGTCCCGGTGCGCCCGGACGAGGAGCCCACAACGTGAGCCGCTACCGGCCCACCGAACGAGCCCGCCGCGAACGCGAAGCGGCCGAGCGCCGCATGCGACGGCTGTTCTGGATTGGCCTCATCGTCCCCGCCGTGGCGTGCGCGGTTGCAGCGCTGCTCATCGGTCCGGACTCGTGGGTTGGCTGGGTGGCGGTCGTTGCTGTGGCCCCGGCAGCGGCAGCCGGTGTTGCGGTGACGATCACGCTCCGGGATCGAGCAGCCGCCCGCCGCTGACCCACCGCATGACGAAGGCCCCGCCCGGACCAACCCGGACGGGGCCATTGCACATCTACTAGTCGTCGCCGAGGACCTCCCGCCGCGCAGCCTCTTCCTTCCGGCTCAACGCATTCGACATCCGCATCGCTGTCCACGTGGACAGCAAGCCGAGCACAACAAGCAGCACCTGCGTGATCACGCTGACGACGGGCACGTTCTTCGTCGCGTTCGTGATGATCAGCCAGATGATCCCGCCACACAGCCAGCCGAACCAGATCCGGCGCTTCTCCGCTCTCACAGCCTTCTGCACATCGATGTAACTCGACACCGGGTCCCCCCAAGGACGTGTGGATGGTGGCCGGATCGTAGCGCCGGCCGCCGACAACCGGCCCCGGAACGACGACAACCCCCACCGCAGGGGGGGAAGTGCGGTGAGGGTCGTCTCCCAGGGTGCCGGGCGCTACCCGGCGTGCAGCCTCCAGTGTGGCAGTGCGCGTCACCGCCCGAAGGCCCGCGCCAGAAACTCTGCGACCGCGAGCAGCCCGAGCCCACCCAGCAGCGCGCCCGTGCTCACGTACCGGCCGTCCGGATCCGGGGTGCTCCCGGGCACGCGCACGATCGACTCGCCGGCCGGGACGAGACCACCGTGCTCACGGTCGCGGTGCCGCTGCCGGTACGCCTCGGCGGCCCGTCTGGTGTCGGGTGGGCTGCTCGCCCGGCACTGGCGGCAGCGGTATTCGTGCGGCATCGGGGGGCCTCTCTCGGGCGGGTAGGCGGGTAGGTAGGCGGCGGGTAGGGACGGATGCTGACCTGCGGTTCCTACCGTCCTACCCGGGGCCCGTGGCGGGCGCTGAGAGGGGCTGGGGAGCGGGGTCTGCGGGCGGTCCTGGCGGGGGTGCTGCGGGGGCTTCGACGGCGGGCTCGGGCGGGAGGTCGCGGACGCGGATCCCGTCCCTCACCCGCTGCCTGCCGGAGAGGATGAGTTTGAACTCCTCAACCGGCAGCCTGAAGTCGACCGCGGTGGCCTTCAGTTCGGGCTGTGTCCAGCCGACGAGTTCGGGCTCCTGGAGGAGGTCGGCGAGGTGGGCTCCCTGGCGGTGTTTGGCGACGCGGCGGACGAGGGCGGCGAGTTCGTCGAGGGTGAGTTCGGGACCGGTCTCCTCGTCCTCGTCGGGCTGCTCGGCCGGCGTCCGGGCGGGGGGAGGGGCGGTCCACCAGGCGGCGACGCACCACCCGACTACGGCCCCGGGCACGGCGAACTGGGCCACCTGCGGGGCGTGTCCGCAGGCGTACACGGCGACGTACCCCCCGAATGCGAGCGCGGCGTACCGCTCCCACCCGTCGAGGCGTTCGCCGAGGAGGGTCCAGCCGCGGTGTATGAGGATGCGGGTGCCTGCATACAGGGAGGCCCCAGCCCCGCGGACGGCGAGGATGGGGCGCAGTTCTGCGGCAAGTCTGCGGTGCAGGCGGGGAGTGGTGGGCTGCTCCCCTACCTTCTTAACGATCTTCACTAGACGGCCCCCACCGCATGCGCCCCGGTGAGGATCAGCGCCTGAGGCAGGCCCCAAATCCCGCCCGCCTGCGCCCACACTCCCGCCGCGAGGATCCCCGTGATCGCGGCCTTCCCTGGGGCCAGCTCGATGAAGTACATGATCGCGGCAAGGATCAGGGCGGCCGCTCCCATACCGGCCTGTCCCCACCCGCCGTTGGTGATCAAACCGGCGTAGGCATCGGACAGGTTCTTGCCGATGGTCCAGATCGACCCGGCGGCCATGTACAGGGTTCCGGCGATGACACCGGTCCACTGCGCCTGATCGCTGGTCAGCCGCCTGCGGATGCGGGACTTCTTCCCTCCACCACCACCGCCCTTGCCTCCCGGGGCGCCGCCGCCACCGCCGCCCTTGGGCTCGCGGATCCCGGCGACAAGGATCGCGGTGAGAGCCATCGCGATACCTCCTGAACCGACACTTCCGAGGATGCGGCCGCCGTCCACGGCGACGGCCGGGGCGGCGGCGATGACGTGCTCGAACATGCTGAACTCCTGGTCAGGTGGCGGCGGGTGCCCAGAGGGCGAGCGCGAGAATGGTGGTGGCGAGGGGAATGCGGGCGGCCCACGCGAGGCCTGCCCACCAGTGGCGGGTGCGCCGGTCCCACACGTGCGCGACGAGCAGACAGGTACCGATGCCGAGGGTGAGAGCACCGCTGGTGCTGTACCGCTGGCCGCAGTCGGCGAGGGATGCGGCGCACTGCTGGTAGAGGCCGAGGCCCCACCCGGCCCCGGCGGCGGAGGCGTTGTAGAGCAGGGCGCGGGTTTTGGGGCTGATCGCGGGGCGGGCGGGCAGGTGGGTGAGGGCGTCGGGGAGGTGGGGGCGCGGCCAGTAGTCGGGCTGCGGGGTGAAACGGCCGGGCGCTGCCTCCTTGACCTCGGGCTCCTCGTCGGCCTCGGCCTCGGGTTCGTCGTCGTAGATCTGCTCCCACCAGTCATCGGCGGTCATGGTGTCTCCGAGGGCGTCGGGGCCCACGCCGCGGAGGCGCAGGAGGTGACGGATACGGCGCTCGTCCGGGCCCGGGGCGGAGGCCATCAGCCAGCCAGCCTTGCGAGGCGGATGTACCGGTCGACAGTCGCGGGCTTCGCGTTGGCGTCGGCGCGCTGCCGGACGTAGCCGAGGATCTTCTCCGGATCGGAGACGCCGGAATCCAGGGCGGTCCGGACCGCGTCCTTCACGGTCATAGGCCCGGTGAGGGCGGGGAGCGGATTCCCGGATCCGGCATCCGGATCCTGCCCGGACTCGTCCGGATCGGCGTCCGGACCGGTCCGGAGCGCCTGCTCCTCGGCGGCCACCAGGCTCCGCGCGCGGGTCAGCTCACGGTTGATCGCGACCATCGCGAGCTCCCCGCCGGCCTCGGCGCGCTGCTTGTCGACCCACTGCTGCGTCTTGTCGTCGAGGGGCTTCGCGTGGTGGC